TTATTCGCTAGGGCCCCAACCCCAGCGTTCCTGACACAACAATATGTCGCCTCAAAGGCAACATTTGCATTACTCTTTTTTTTAGTTTGTTTGGTCATTAACGGCGTTATCATGGAGATAACACCATATAACAATATTATAAAATATATAAATAATATAAATTATAATATCTTAAATAGGAGAACTACAATGACTACAATAGAACAAAAAGAAACTGAAATATTAGCTACTACTAGAACTAATACTCAAGCATCATTAAATACACTATATCGTGATATGTTGAAATTTGATGATTTATTCAATACTAAGTGTGAACTTGGTTCTGAAATCAGAAGATTAGATTACAGAATTAACAATCAAAAAACATTGATGGATAAAAAAGCTATTGAGTATCAGAAGCTAAAAGAGATCAATGGATCTAACATTAATTCAGTTAAGGCATCCTTTCAAGGTCAAGAAACATTTGCTAACCAACTATCAAGAATTGAATGGTCAGTAGAAAGAATGCAATACACCCTTGAATTACTAGAAACCAAGCGTCAAACCACTGTTGAATTTTACGAGCAACATGTTGAGAAATATGTTCCTTATTCATCTGGTCAGGTCAAAAACCTTGAAAAGCTTAATGATGCTAATAACAAGGGCAAAGAATGGTTATCAAAACATAACCAAGAACTAGATGCAGTTATTGAGGGTAGCGAAGTAATACCAGCTATAGCTGAATAATATTCTTTCATAGTTAAAAACATTTATTGATAAGGGGATAAACCCCTTATCATCTGGATAGCGATCCAGAAAAAAAAAATGCCTCGCATTCGCTCGGCTTTATATTAAACCGAAAGGAGTAAATTAAATGATTACTACACATATGATATATATGTTATTATTAGGAGCATGGAGTGGAGCTAGTTATGCAATACTAGAACTTCATGTTATAAAACCGATATTGGAAAGGAATATAGATGAATAGTAAAGAAAGATTAGCTGAACAGCTAAAAGCATTCCAAGCCGTAGAATTTGAATTAAAGAATAATAATGAATGCATGGATGTAAAAACAGTAGATCATTATCATAAATGGATTACTGATGTTATTAAAATAGTAGAACATGCAATTAAAAAAGAAGATGAGTTTGAATTAATTAAAGAAAAATTAATTGCAAAAGAAGGGGATTTAGTATTCCCATTTGTTGAAAGGACAAAAGTAGATGATTAAATGGACTTTAAGGTTTGCACCTAAGATTGCAAAGAGTATTGCTACAACAGTAGTATATAAATATGCTAAAGATAGAGCCGTATGGTACTATCATAATGCAGTTAATCCTAGATATTCAGAAACAATGATGAATTTATATAGAGTTAACAAAATGGAACAGCAAATGAATCGTGCAGAAGCTTTTGGTGTAGCTAAAAGAGTGTTCCATATATCACCAGAAGGCTATGTATATGATGCTAGAACTGGTGCAGTATATGGAAATATAGATGAACCTAAGTTTAATAAGTACGAACATGATAAAAAGTTCGAACAAGAAATAAAAGAGGAAGGTAATACAGCATGGACTTAAAAAATACTCAGATGTTATTAGACATGATTAAAGACTTACATGTAAGAGTTCATAAATTATATATGGCTAACATCAAATTAATAAAATCTTTTAGAGATAATGATTTATTAACACATAAAGAACGTATTGCTTTATTAGATATGCAATTACTAGAAACAGAGAAAGGTAAATATGGGAAAAGTAAAAGCGATGTATCAAGAAGAACTTGAGATAATACAAAACAATATCAATGATTACAAAACTAGTCTTGTTGCAATCGAAAATGCAATAACGATATTGAAAAATGTACAAGATTGTAGAATTGTTCGTGGTGAAAAAATTCACAGAGCAATATATAATATTGACGAAATCCAATCAGAATTACAAATCGCATTGGATCAAGCAATTTGTGAGCTAGATGATAACCCACTAACTACCATCTAGCTCTATTAGAGGAAAGGACTAATATATGAATACACTACTACAAACCGAACTGGATAACAATGCACATTTATTTTTTCCAGTTAATGAAATGCCTATTTATAATCAACAAGGTGAACTCATCAAAGGTTATAAACAGTTAAGAAATGGTAATACAGATCAGTTATTATCTATACAAAAACAATCATATCAGGTACTTACAAATGAAGAATGTGTAGTAAAAACAGTGACTTATTTGGATAAACACTTCGATACTACAGGTATGATTATACAACCGAGATCAGCACCAGATGGTACTATTATACGATATGACTTTACATTACCGCACTATCAACAACCATTTAGAGATAGTCGTGTTTTGTTAAAAGCATCTATGTTTAATAGTTTGAATGGTACTAGATCGTTTATCTTAATTATTAGTTATGTTTATGAAATATGTACTAATGGCTTAGGTCATAATTTATGGGATATACATATCTCTAAAAGACATAGTAGTAAGAAAGAACTTGTATTAGAAACAAATGGAAAACAATTATGTAACTTGCATCAAGTATCTAGTAAACTAAATAACATGTGTGAAATAGATATGACTTCATATGAAATGGAATCACATACAGATAAATTATGTTTTCAACCAACACATAAAGATAAAAGTCATGTCAATCAACAATGTAAGAAATATATAATTGATGAATATGATTCATACTCTAAAAGATATGGTAAGAATTTATTTAGTGCATATCAAGCATGGACACACTGGGCAACACATTACCCAAGTGCATCTATCAATACAGTATATGATAGACAACGCAAAGTTGCTGGTATGAAAGTATTAAATTAATAAGTTTAGGATTGCCCGTTGGTAATTCTTTAGGCTAAGGTAGTGCCGAGGGATGTATAAACATGAGAGTATCTGTTTTTCCTAAAACTACCTATAAGTTTCGCTAAGCGAGAGGATGTTGTTATAAGTAGCCTGATCTCTACTAAAGCAGATATAACATTGACGTTCTGCACATCCTCAAAGTTTCACGTTAGGGAGTAGCCCTCCCTTTCAGGCTGACCGAATAACGTTTCAACAGAGGCGTAAGGTACACCTAAGATGAAGTATGGGCAAATGCCTGAGGTACTCAAGGGTGGTTGTGAGTAGACATAGAGCAAAATTCTATCTGTAGTCGAAAGCTTGTGGGTGATAAAATAATCCCACGCCTTCAGTGAATTGAGTTTCGTTGGGTTGCCTCCTATACCTACCGAATATGTAAAAAAGTATGTGTTTCCCTATCCATACTGCTTGGTGAATAACGGCATCAAGAATAACAGGAGGGTCATCACTTAATCTTTGTTACAAGTGGAGTATGTACAAAGTTCTTTTTTATAATACCTAAGGCAAGGTAGTAGCCGTAATGAGATATCATCCTTGCCTTTCGTATAAAAAAACATTACTTCTTGAATATGGAATATGCTTTAGGCAAAAGATTTTTTACTAAAATTATTCCTCAATTCGTAGAAGCTAGAAATAGAAAAGGTATAACACAAGCTAACCTAGATGATATTCTAGGAGTAGCTAAAGGTTTAGTATCAAAATGGGAAGTCGGTATTAGAAAACCGAGTGGTTATTTATTTTGTTGCTGGGCCGATGCATTAGATTGTGATATTGTATTAGAATTGAGGAAACATGAGGATAGTATATCTAAATAATAAATTATATATCTCACTAACAAAAGATGAGATTTATAATGTCAATAAAAGTATTGGTTCTCCTACTGAAATAGACATAGGTAATTTAAGAGTTTTACATGAAGATGTAAATTTAGCTGTTTTACAATATTGGAAGGATCAAGATGCAAAGCGTAAATGAACTTCTACAAAAACTAGCTAATCAAATAAAAGAAAGCAAACTTTCTCCAATGGAGCGTAAACAAAAAAAGAAAGAGTTTGTTACTAAATTAGGCTATCGTTATTTAAATTACAACAAAGCTAAATGGTTTGACTACTTATATAATTCAAAAAAAGTAGCCGAAAATAAGATTGTATATTACGAAGCAGAATTATTATACAATAAATATAGAGAGGAAATAGACAAATGGAAGGACTACAAAACGAAACAAAGACAAAAGAATTTCAGGTCTTAGAAACTATTGGTGGCAGTGATGCTAACAATATAGTGCTTGGTACTTATGCTGAATGGCGTAAAATTGTTGATGATAAAATCAATAAAGTAACTGCTGATTTATCTCATGTTTTACCTGTTCAAATGGGCATAGCCACAGAAGAATTAAACCGAAGATGGTTTACTCATATTACAGGATTACCAGTAACTACTACTGATGATATATGGAAAGATCCAGATAAACCATATGCACACGCTAGAGTAGATGGCTTAATTCATTCAAATGAAAAAGGAGATAGAGATGGTGAAGAAGCTATTTTTGAAGCTAAACACACTAATCCTTTTAAACCAGTAGCAGATCAAGTACAGAAATACTATGGTCAATTGCAACATTACATGAACGTATTAGATTTTGATAAAACATATTTATCAATATTTTGTGGTAATATGAATCATCATATATTTAAAGTAGATAGAGATGACAAGTATATTAATGATCTAGTACTAGCAGAAAAGTATTTGTATTTATGCATTCTGGATAAAACAATACCTCATCATAATTGGTATGAATATTATCAAAAGAAAAGAAAGACACAATACTTAGTAGAGGAGATAGCATGACTTATCCAAACAATGCTGGTTATACTAATAAAACAACTAGTAAAGAAGCAGCCGACAAGATCAATATGCAATATCCAAGACAAAAATTTGCTATTGAAGATGTATTTAAATTAGGTCAATATAATACATATACGGCTGATGAAGTAGCCGATCAATTAAATCATAACCTTATAAGTGTAAGAGCAAGAATAACAGAACTTACACATCAAGGTATATTACAAGATTCTGGTGAACGAAGAAAGAACAAGAATAATAGAAATGTTATAGCTTGGATTCACAAGGATAAAATAACTAAACAAAAGGAGTTAATATTTAAATGAGTGAAGCATATAAGACTAACAAAAAAATATGGGATCTAATAAAAGTTACTGATCCTAGATTTACGAAAGATGTTACTTTCGGTAGAGGATTTACCAGTATTGATCCCATGTATCAAATTGGTAAAATGACAGAAATCTTTGGCCCAGTAGGTCATGGATGGGGATATGATGTAAAATATAATTATACTAATGAGTATATATCAGCCGAAGTATCTGTGTGGACAAAACATCAAGCAAATAGTTTTGGCCCTGTCTGTTCATTACTACCTTTAAAAAATACTAAAGGTAAATTTGATGACGAAGCTGGCAAAAAAGTTATGACTGATGCACTAACAAAAGCATTTAGTCATCTTGGCATGTCAGCTGATGTATTCATGGGCTTGTTTGAAAGCAGTAAGTATGTAGAACAAGTTAAAAAAGATTTAGGTATCGGTACTGATAAAGTAAAAAAGATATCCTAAACCAGTTGGGCCTTGACAGTTCTTCGCAAATGTGGGGATGGTGTTGTCAATGTGTCCATACAGTAGTCTTTGCATCATCCCCTTTTACAATTAATGAACCATGTTACTAAACTAACTCAAGAAAGTTTTATTATTAAATCGTGTAATATTTGTAGCCGAAAATATACAAAATCTATGATGATAAAAAAAAGATCAAAATATAAATGTATAGTTTGTAATAATAGAAAGGAAAGAAATGAAAACAATGCCTGATATGTGTTACCATGATATTTGTAATTCATTGGTACGAAACTATGATGGTGACGATCATTATGAAGTATGTCATAATGTTTATAAAGGAATCCCTTGGTACAAAAAACTAATGTATCTAACATTCTTTGGTAGATCATATTTAGATAGTGTGATTGATGAATGTGTCAGAGAGCGACACGACGATTTAAGATAAGGAGAAATCTACATGACAATAAACAAAGCAACACTGCTTGGTAATCTGGGTGCTGATCCAGAGATCAAAATAACTACAACCGATTCTAAGTTTGCCAGATTGAATCTAGCTACCAATGAAAGGTTCAAAAATAAAGATGGTGAACTACAAGAGAAAACACAATGGCACAATGTCGTTGTATTTGATCCTATGATTGCCGATACAGTAGAAAAATACTGTAAAAAAGGTCAGACAATTTACCTAGAAGGTCAAATCGAAACCAGAAAGTATGAACAAGATGGTGTAACTAAGTACACTACAGAGATTGTTATTGCCAAATATAAAGGAATGCTTAAAATGATAGGCAGACCAGAGGGTTCTGGCAAAACAGAAGATGCTAAAGTATCAAAATCAACAGATGATGATGCAGCAGATATTCCTTTCTAGATTAATACTTAACCATACAGGGGATCATAAAAGTACCCCCTGTATGGCTCTTAAAATGCTATTTTTTCCAGTTCTCAGCGATCTTTTCACCACTTCTACCAGCTATATACCCACCAACACCGATTGTTAGTAAATTCCACATAGGATCAGGAATAGACAGTTCTACTGTCGTACCAAATATTATGTTAGCAAAAGGCATTAGTATATAATTATTAAAAATTACTATAATACATATCCACATTAATGCTGGTCGCCACGTTGCAGTAAGCCAATGCTTACTACCAGCTTCAGCTTGTATGATTGATGCTGCACTTTGTAATTCTTTGCTATTATTATCTAACATCTGAGATGTAATTTGAGATTTAAGTTTTTCTGCTAAGTCTTTATCTTGTACTGACTTATCAACAACACCTAACGCTATTTTAGCAATAGGCCCAATAGCTCCTAATAAATTTAGCATTAGCTAAACAATAACATGGCAAACAGTACACCAGAGATTATCATCCATATTTTATAATGACTTAATACTGGTTTCCATTTCATCCACATATCTTTAATCATATCCATGTTCACTCCTTATAAGTAAATATTTCCATCCCATGATCCACTTTTCTTTAGAACCATAGGAACAATGTAAGGTATACCTTCTGTGATAACTCCACAAGACAATACTGGCTTTGATAAATTCACTTTCATATATGCCATAGCTAGTGATTTTTTATCCACAAGACAACCAACAGACATACCCCAGTTTAAATTATAATCATTAGCTACATATTTAATTTCTGACGTAGTATGAAAATGCCCTTGTACACAACTTTGAGATGTTTCTCTAACAGCTTTTGCAATATCTTTACAGAATTGATGAGCAAAACAAATCCTTCCTTTATCAGTTTCAATAATATGTTTCTCTTTCCACACCCATCCTTTACCCACTTCTAGTATTTCATTGTAATCTTTGATAAAGAATTTTGACATACCCTTTGCCATAGCACGTCTAAGCACCATAGATCCATGATTAGATTCTAGTAGTGTCATCTTAGGAAATATTTTTTCTAATTGCTTACATAGAGAACGTCCACCAAGTAACTCATCAGCTGGAGATGGTAAGTCTGGATTTATAACATGACTTACGTTAATAGAATGCCAATCCATTTCATCTCCAATATGAACGACAGTATCTGGTTTGTATTGTTTATTTAATTTATTTAAAAAAGAGAATAGTGATTCATGATGATATGGAAAATGACAATCACTTATAACTAATATTCGTTTAGACACGAATTTAGATTAAATAAAATTATATACTTTGTATAGTCTTACTTGTACAAAATCCTGTAGTATAAACATCAGGTAAATGACTAACAGTTACTCTAATAGCTTCAATTTCTTTCAAACATTTTTCTACAGTATCAAATTGATTTGATCTTACTTCTTTTAAACAAGTATCTTTTAATGGTATTTCTGGATTTTGAATACAGAAAAACATAATAAGAAATACTTTCATCTCATACCAACTAATTTTGTAATAAACATTGTAAGTGCTATAATTATACCTCCAAATATAGCTAGTGCTTTTATACCACCAGCACCCATATTCATTTTTCTCTTTAGTTCTTCTATGTCTTGTTTATTTTTAGTTAAATCATTATGCATTGAATCTAGCTTTTGTTCTATTTTAGCTAGTTTCGTTAATGTACTCATTAGTTTATTTTACCTATTGATCTTATAAATTCACGGCCTTCTATAGTTTCTATTTGTGCTTCTACTTTAACACATGATACTTTAGCTGTTTCTGATTTCATATTTCTTTCAATCATTCTTTTCTTTTCAAGACAATCTTTAACACCATCAGTAATAGTATGTTCAATCATAGTACCACCAGAAAATAATAACAATGCTATAATTACTTTAGTGATCATATCCGTTTGCTCTTACTTTATCTTTTAATTCTTCTATATTTTCTAATGCTTTTTCCATATCAGCTTGTAATCTCATAATGTTTACTTTGTTATGTGCCATGTTTTCTAAATCTTCTGACATACCTTCTACTTGTTCTGATACAAATTCTAGTAGCATAAACTGTTCCTGATCTATAGGAGTTTGATCTGCGTTCTTTACAAGATCAGCTTCAAATAGAGTAGCTCTAGTTTCTATATTGTTTAGTCTTTCAATAATACCAAAGTATGCCCAGACTGCTGTAGCAGTTACACCTAATAAACTCAATAAGTTTTTAAGAGGTAAACCTATTTCTGTTTTGTCTGATAGGCTAGGCATTACTTACAAATACAGTCGTAACCTTCGCAACACTCACACATTTAACTATTAGTATTGTAAACTAACTCCTCTAATTCTTGCTTCTTTGCTACCACTACTTTGATTAGCAAAGAGGATTTTATATTTTAATGATGTACCAGCAGTAACACTTACATCATTTGCTTTTGCCATTTTAATTCCTGTAGAAAAGTCTGGCAAAGCTGTCAAAGTTGTAGTGGTAAAGTTAGAACCACCATCTGCTGATAGCTGTAAAATTATGTCTGTGTTTAATGAGTTTGTTCCAGAAGTATCTTGATAAGTAAAAATACCACCCATTTTAGAAACAGAACTAGGTGCTGTTATTGTTGCACCAGTAAAGTTTCCAGTCGCATTAAATGTGTCAGTTGTAACTGCATCCCAATCCATGAAATTACTTATTTGTATTCCTACTGTAACAGCAGTCCAGTTAGTATTATCAGACGACCATTCAGCTCTCCATGAAGCATTTGTTAGTGAATTATAATCAAAGAACCATCTAGTTAATGCTTTTTCATTACCTGAACCAAAGTCAATAGTTACAGTAGAGCCAACAGGAGCAGTATCAGTGTGAAAGGCTACTGTTGAAGCATCTCCATCTAACAAGTTTTGTAAACCACTAGTTACAGTTACGCCAGTTGATGATAACATTCCAGCAGTTACAGTTTCCTGTGTGGAATGGTCTGCACCACTAAATACTTTTAGTATACTATGATAACTTCCAGATACAGCACCTGAAGTTTTAAATGCTCTCCAATATCTCTTAGGAGATATAACTGATGTAAGGCTTGAAACATATTCACTTGTATTTCTAGAACTATTAGAAAGAGCATCTAATTTGGTTGCGTCTTGAAAAACATCTACAGAACTAGAATTAGTATTATATCCTACTAGATTTTCTCTAGTAGCTTCTCTTAATGCTAAAGTAGATATGTCATTAACAAGATTGTTATCATCAAAAGATGATGCGTGTTGAGAAACATTAGATGCTGCTATTCTAGCATCTGCAAAAGTACCAGATATAATTTTACTTGCGTCTATGCCATTTATAAAATTTGCTAAATCCCTTGCTCTAGTCATTAATTATCTCCCATTCTTGGTTTGTTTCATTCCATTGATAAAATTGTCCGTCATCAGGATAAGCAACAGGTGCTTCCCAAAGACAAGTATCTTCATCTAATGTCCAACTGTTAAAAGGTTTGGGTGGAATAAAAGCATCTTTTGTTTGGTTATAACTATAACCAACACCAGCAAAGTTTTTTCTTATAGTGCCATTGTAAGATGTTTGTTTCCAAGTATCTCTAGTGCCATATAAAGTATTTAAAAAATTTACTCCAGCTTGTTCGTTTGTAGCAATATCATTTGATACCACTTCCACTCTTTCAATAATGTTTCCAACTCCTAATTTTGCGAAATGTGCCATTACGCTGTGTAACTCCCTGAACCTGTGTATGTTAATATTGTATCTGAGCCACTTGTTGAAACAGAAGGTGAACCTGATGTTGTGCCTGAATAACTAGCAGTTGGCATACGAAGAATAACGATACCAGAACCCCCAGCACCACTTGTCTGATTGTATGAACAAGCACCTCCACCACTACCAGTGTTTCCTGTTCCATTTGTTCCATTACCATTAACGCTTCCAGCACCGCCACCGCCTGAACCTCCAGAACCAGCAGTACCAGCATTACCTTGACCGCCACCTCCACCGCCACCAGCTCGTGTGACTGAAGAACCTGTGATTGTTGAAGCAACACCATTACCTCCACTACCAGCAACAGTTTGTGATGCATTTCCACCAGCAGCAGAAGCACCTCCGCCACCACCACCTTTTCTATTTGGAAATGACCCTCCGTCAGAATCTCCACCATCAAAGCCTTGATTAGCTGTTCCAGAGCCACCTTGATGAACTCCGCCATTTGAATTTGTACCAGCACCACCGCCAGAACCTCCATTAAGTCCAGGTCTTAGGTCAGGTGATTCACTATTACTTCCTCCACCACCACCACCAGTTGAACTTATTGAACCAAAAACAGAACCACTACCACTACCCCCTCGACTAGCAGAACCACCTGATGATGCAGAACCACCAGAGCCTACTGTTACAGTGTATTGAGTTCCAGCTATAACCTGTAGTGCAGTTTCCGAAGAACCTCCACCACCTGATGCCTCAGAGTTGTATGATGCTCGATAACCACCAGCACCTCCACCTCCACCAGAATCCATACCGCCACCAGCTCCACCAGCGACAACTAAGAAATCTACATTATAAGCATTTATAGGATTATCTTCAGATACTTCGTCTGATGTTGGAATCCAACCTTTGGTTGCACCAGAATAAACTACTCTTAATCCTTGACCACTTGTGTCGTATTGAACAATAAATGTATCTGGGTCGCCTTGATAGTTTTTAGTATTACTATCTATTATAATTTTATTTGTTCCCCAATTTCTTGCATAGTCTACTAATTCAATAGTATCTCCTACACTTGGACTTGAAGGGAATGTTATAGTTACTGTGTTTGATGATGTATCAACCCAATAACCTTCATTAGAAGATGCTGAAAAATTAGCTGTTTTAATTGATGATTGCCAAGCAATTCCTGATTCTATACCTGTGAGAGCAGAACCATCAATAGCTGGTAATGCACCAGTTAAGTTACCAGAAGTTAAATTTGTTAAAGCAGAACCATTTAAAGCTGGAAGTGTTGCTGGAAATCTTGCATCAGGTACAGTACCACTTGCTAAATCAGAAGCATCTAAGTTTGTTAAGTTAGCACCAGATATAGCTGGTAAGGTTGCTGGAAATCTTGCATCAGGTACTATTCCGTCATTTAGATTGTTTGCATTAATTTCAGATACAGTAAAAGATTTAAAAGCATAGATATTAACTAAATCATTTAGAGCAGCTCCACTACCTAGCACAATAGATGTACCAGTTGTTGCTGTAAAATCTGAAGGGTCTAATACAATACCATTCATCATTACTTGTAAATTACCTACACTGTAAGAAAGTGTTGCTGAGTTATCATCACTACCAGTAAAAGTTGTTTGACCAGCTGTTGCTGTGTACTCATATAAAATTAAAGAAGCTGTACCAGCACTTGAGGCAGCAATCCAATTAGCACCATCATAAACACGCATTTCATTTGCAGTTGAATTAAAATATAAAGCACCAGTTACTAAAGCATTACCATCATTGTCTACTGTAGGATTAGAAGTTTTACTTCCTAAGTATTTATCATCAAAATCATCAAATGAATTAGCAGCAGCAGCGGCAGAATTAGCGGCTGCGGTAGCTGAATTACCAGCATTAGTCGCTGAAGTAGCAGATGATGTAGCAGATGTAGCTGCATTTGTTGCTGATGTAGCGGCTTCACTTGCCTTTGTAGTAGCTGTACTTGCTTGTGTAGAAGCTGTTGTAGCTGATGTAGCAGCCTCAGTTGCTTTTGTTGTAGCAGTTGTAGCATTAGTAGATGCAGTAGTTGCTGAAGATGCAGCGTTTGTTGCAGACGTAGATGCTTCACTTGCTTTGGTTGTAGCTGTAGATGCAGAGCTAGTAGCAGATGTTGCAGATGATGCAGCATTAGTAGCACTTGTACTAGCCTCACTAGCCTTAGTCGTTGCAGTTGATGCAGAACCACTAGCACTTGTTGCAGAACTAGCAGAAGCTGTAGCAGAACTGGCTGAAGCTGTAGCAGAAGTTGCGGCTTCACCAGCTTTGGTAGTTGCTGTAGTAGCATGACCAGATGCAGTAGTTGCACTAGAAGCAGCAGCAGTAGCTGAAGTTGCAGCAGCACTTGCTGAAGTTGTTGCTGATGCAGCATCTACTAATAAATCCCACTTTGCAGAATCTGTATTTGTAGTTAAAGGTTGTGATCCTGATGATGTATGAGCAGTGTTTGCTATAAATATATTATTTGTAGAAGTATCTTTTACTATATCTCTTTGTACATATGATGTACTAGCTGACCAATTTCCTTTAAAATTACCTATTTCTTGAGAAAATAAAAGACTATCACCAGCACTATTTACTGATAATATTTTATCAGCAACTAATTCTGGAAATATTAAACCATAAGCTGTTGATGTTGTAGAAGAAGCTCTAGGAGATAAATTAATATCTACTCCTTGTTGTTGCATCATTGCAACAAGTTTATCTAATTCTGTATTTAAAGAATCTATAGGAAATACACCAGTAGTAGCAAAATCAGTTGATCTAGCTATTGGTACATTTCTTGTAATTGTGTATTTATCGTTTAAAGTTGCTCCACCACCAAGTGTAATAGAACCACCACCAGTAACACCAGCTCCTGTGACAGAATATTGTGATACACTAGAAGGACTTGCAGCTTTAGTTAAAGTTGTATTAACACCACCAGCATTAGTATTAACTACTACTAAATCATTATCACCAAAGAACTCAAAAGGAACTGTAAATGATGTTTGTCCAGACGTAGCTGTATATTGTATTCTAGGTGATATGTCTGATATTGTTATTGCCATTTATCTTAATACATTTTTTTCTAATTTATCAAATAGTGAATCCAAAAACCATACATTCTGGAATGGTACTAGTCTACGCACATTACGAGCTGTGTGATGATTGTACTTACCTGTACCCCATGTCCACATAATATCTGATATATTAGATATTTGACTAGCTGTTGGCCCTAATACATCAGGAATAGGATTATTTAATATATCTTTGTAAGTGCCGTATGGTTTTTTACCACCTAATAATGGTCTTAAACCAATTTCATTATTACCTAATCTTTCAATAGCATTATTAATATCTGAAAAAATACCACCTAAACCTGATCTATCAAATCCATCTACTAATTTTTGACCAAGTGGTTTCTTACTATAATCTCTACCAAATTGTTTTTGTCTAAAGGCATCTACCATCATACCACCAGCCATTAACAACAATATACCTTGCATAAAATTTGTGTCTTTTTCTTGTAATCCACGCATTAACATTCTTTGTGTAGCCGCTGCACCAAATTTTTTAAATTGTGATATAGCACCACCCATTTCTGTATTGGCCCATAATGGTACATCTCCTTTACTTGGAGTAACAATATCTACATTAACTTGTTTAGATAATCCTTGATGATATATTTCAGCAGCTTCTTTTGCTTTAGGTGTGTCATCCCAAGCATCACTATTAGCTACACGCATATGTTTAAATTCATTTCCATCTGCTTTACTAGATATTTTACCATTTTTACCTACACCATGTTTTTGATATTGTTTATATATTTCTCTAGCAATATCATCTGTAATACCTAAGAAGTTCATTCTAGCTCTATTTAATTTAGAAATAGGTTTACCTAATGCTATTTTTTCTACATTTTCTATTATTCTAGTACCATTAAAGAATCCAGCCATTGTTTTAACTGAGGCATTCCAAGGGTTACTTGCATTTAAGAATGTAAAATAAACATTACCTACTTTACTCATACCTCTTTCCATTTTATTAAATACACCGAATGCATCTTCTAATCCATACATACCCATAGCTCTTGAGCTATCTATCATGTCTAAAGCTTCACCACCTAATTGTGTAGAGTTTTTAGACATCTTTAATATTTCTTTAGCCATACCACTTTGAAACATTTCAGTTTGTATTTTAAATGTTTTAGTCATACCATTAATCATAACTAATCTAGCTGTATCTACTACTTGTGCTATACCAGTAAGCATAGTAGTAGCATTGTATAATTTCATCATTCTTAAACCTCTACTAAAGGTTCTATTAGGATCATAAGGCAAACCATATGTTCCTCTAACTAAATGTATAGAAGCATCTATATCTTGTAGATTTTTAATTTGTTGTTTTGTTAAAAAACTACTTAATGGCAAAGCATTTTCATCAAATCTTTGATTATAATACATATCGTACTTTTTGTTTTTTCTTAGCATTTCATCACTAATTTGTATTATACCTTGTTGATAACTGTTATCTGGTGACCAACGTGTTCCATATCCCATAGGATCACCAAATACTTTTGTTAATTCTATGTCAGGAACTACTTGATTAAAGTAATGTCTTTGTAGAAGCATTATATCATCTTCCATAAATCCTTCTTTCATTAATCTAGTATAATCAATATTTAAATCTCTACCTAGAAATCTACTAGATATTTTATTAACTTCTCCCAATGCTTCTTCTGGTATTTCATTTAATACGTCATCAATTTGTCTAAGTCTAAGAGTAGGTTGATACTGCATAAATGATTCTATAATATCATCAATAATATCTGGAGAATTTCCATTTTTCATCATCCATGCTTCTTCTTGTGCTTTTGTCATATTAGGGCTTTTTTTTAATAATGACGGATTTCTTGCAGCTAACTTTTCTAATTCTTCTCTCATTATTTGTTTAAATAGTTCTGGATTAGCATCAATAGCATCTCTTTTATATAATGGGTTAATGTAATTTTTTCTAAGATGAATACCTTTAGTTTCCATTAAAGTTAATTTAGCTTTAAGCTTTCTTCTTAATACTATTAAATCTTCTAGTTTTTGTAGTTTTTTCTTATTTGTAACTGCTTTTCTACCTTCAATACTACCATCCATTTGTTTAATAAACATATCAAGTCTATCAATTTGATATTTATGCCATGCTATAGAAATACCACTTTCTTGATATTCTTTACCTAATGGAGCATAAAACAAATCTTCTGTATGTTTTGCAGCTGCTTTTACTTCAGGAATAGCTGGTGCATCTGGATTTAGTCTAGCTCTTGTAACAGCTGAAGAAAACTCTCTCGGTGTCATAACACCAGTTTTATCAAGTCCTGTACCAATTTTAGTATTAACAACTTTTTCTAAAAATTTTTGTTCGTTTTTACCTAATCTTTTTAAATAAGCATTATATTCAGACATAACTGCATCATCACTTATTTTAATCATGTAATGTCTTGATTTAATTTTTCTTTCAATAGTAGGAGCAGAAGGTACGCCTTCAAAGTTACCTTTAGTTAGTAATGGATTTTCTAATACTGTAGTAATAAAATCTTGTTCTTCTAATCCACCTTTATCTAACACTCTAAATAATGGAGTAAATCCTGATTTTTCTCCAAGATAACCCATACCAGTAGGTTTAATTTGATTTGCTTTAATCCACTCTGCTTCTGTTCTTATAGGCTGTGTAGCACCAGCACCAACAGATCCTTCTTTATAAATACCACCACCTACATATTGACTATTAGAATAATGTGTGTCCATATTATCTAACTTACTAGCCGTATCATCAAACTGTTTACCAGCTAATTTATTGTTTATAGCTGGGAATAATGCTGGTAATATAAAACCACTAGCTGATATTAAGGCTGTTTCTTCCCACGTTCTTGTAGTGCTTAAACCTTGTTTAACCATTTCTTCTGTAGTTATTAATCCACCAACTTTACCTGATCTCATTAATCTAGTACCAGTAAACATAAAACTACCAGCTTTGGTAAACATAAACAAACTTGATGGATCAGTTAGTCCACCTAATACTCTACCTACAATATATGAAGGTGAACCATTTGCTTTTTTACTATCTTCTATAAAGTCTTTAATTAATTTACTTGTATGTTTTTTACTTTTACTGTGTAGGAAGTTTCCAATATAAGGCTCAAGTCCTTTTAATTGTCTATCAAAAAATATGTTATATGTTTTGTCAGTAACAAATTCTGTATCATCTTGTGCAACAGAAGCATCTACAATGTATTTAAAAGCTAAACCAAAAATATTTTCGTCTGCCCATCCAGCACCAACATCTCTTACATCTTGAAAATAATTTAATGGTTCAGTTGGATCTGGTCTACCACTAATATTAGGTTTTGCTTGACTAATATCTCCTACTGTAGAAAACTCACCCATCTAGTCTAATATAGATTTATTCTTTTTTTGTATTTGTGGTGATGTTGTAACTTGTAAATCAGGAAAATAAGTCATTTGACCTTGTGACCATGCAGTAATATATTCTGCTACATCTCTCATCATAGTTCTAAATCCACCATATCCTATTGCAGCTTGTCCTTCTGCATCATTCCATAATTCATTTAACAATGCTGGTTCATATTGTTTAACACCAGCAGCAGTTGCACCTGAGTAAAACTCATCTGTGCCTTCTTTATAACTTCCAAAACTACCAATGTATTTCATATCACCAGTTTTAATAAACTGATTTAATGCTTTTTGAAATCTTGGCCCAATCCATGAAGAACTGTTATATGCTAATTTAACTAGAGCTACAGTTAAGTATGCGTTTTTATTTGATGCTAAATCATCTATACCAGTAATACTTTGTACTAATTTTAATTTATCATCTAACATTTTCATCATAACAATGTTGTTATCTTCTCTAGTAATTGTTTGTTCACCAGTTAATAACTTGTCAATATCGTAACCAAGTTCTGTTAATTGAGATTTAACAGTTGGATCTTTTAACGATAATCCAGTACCAATAGTAGGATCACCATTTTCTGACATCATAAGATCATATTCTGCTTTTTGTATTTTACTACCTTCAGTAACCATTTCTACTGGGCCACCACCACCAGCTCTAGTACCAACATTAAATGTTTTGTTTCTATTTCCTGTAAAACCAGAATCATATGCTTGTGCATAGAAACCACCTTCTTGTTTGTTAATAGTGTCCATTAATAAGTTTGTTGCTGTATTTTGATATCCCATAGCTGTTTGCTCCTTGCCTGAAAATTGTGTAGCTAGATTATCATCAAATACTCCAGCTTCTTTTTGTTGTTGATATGTTAGAAAAGCAATTTGATTTTCTTGTAATTGTCTTTCTACAGTATTCATATCAATACTAACATCAGGTAGCCATTCAATATCATTAAACATTCTACCTAAATCTTCTATTCCATTTTTACCTTTGTTATATCCATTATACACAAGGTTAAACATACCTTTTAATGTTTGCATAACTAATGGTTGTTCTTCTATATTTGCAAATCCATATGTTTTGAAAAATGTATCTGCTTTAATATTTTGACTTTTCCAATTTTGCCATGCTGTATTTTGGAAGTCTGATCTAACACCAGATAATGTTAATGATGCATTTAATTCTCTATTAGCTTCAGGTTTAAACCCTGATTCTGGATTATTAGGATTATTTAATGCCATAAATATTCCATCTCCATCTAAATCCATAGATATTCTATATGTTGGATCACCTATACTTGTTGCATCATAATCAAATCTAATTCTTTTGTTATCCATAAGACCTAGTATATTTTCAGCTGTAAAAAAATCAGAACTTAATCCAAGTGCTGCTCTTTCTCCATCAGTCATATTTAATCCTCTATTAACTATAGTCAGTGTTGCATCTGTTTTAATTTCATCTTCTGATAAACCTTTTGACATATAAGTTTTAAACATAGGATATTTTACTAATTCTCTAGTCATTATATATTTTCATCATATCCATAACCCATAGTTCTAATAGTATTTAGAATGTAAGGTAATTGTTTTTCAAATTCTTTTTTAATACTATCTTCTGTCATTAATACTTTATATGTTTGATTATCAAACATACTAGCCACTCTTACAAATATTTGTTCACCAGCTTCTTGCATAACTAAATTAAAAGATGGCTGTAAATCTTTATCTCTACCCATAATATTAAATTCATTATTACCAGTTAATAAATCTGTATCTACAAAACCCAACCCCCACCATGGGCCATCTTCTTGTTGATCTTCAAAAAAGTTTTCCATCATTCTATTAAAGTCTGTACCACTTTCTCCTATAACGCTATTCATAAATTCAATTTTTTCATCTAGTACAGTTTGTTCTGGATATGTTTTACTAACCCATTTTTCTATAATTAGCTTTTCATATTCACCTACATCTAAGTTTAAATCATTAATTTGTTTTTCTGTAAGATTTGCTATATTCATATTTAATCTACCTACTTTTTGCAATTCTTCATGTAATTCTACTAAGTTTGCAAAATTTTTATTACCTTCACTATCACTAAAAGCTAATGGTCTACCTTTTGTTTTAGAAAGATTATTTGCAAATTCAGCCATATTTCTTAATTCTTGTCTATCTGCTTGTACTTCAAAGTTAAAACTATCCATACTACTAAAATAGTTTTCTAATACACTAGGAACTTGACTATATACCCTAGATAGTTCTACTAATGAATTAGTTACAATATTGTTGCCTGTTGCTCCTGATGCTACTACAGTAGATAAATCCATATTGTTAAAAACACTTTGTGTAATATTATCGTCAAATTCAGGAGTAGTAGAAATAATTGAAAACATTTGTTGCATTATAGCTTTATCTTTTAGTTCTTCTTGTGTTATTTCTATACCTAAATCATTTAAATATTTTGTTTTATTAAAAATTAAACTATTAACATCAAATTCAGTCATATTTGCATTAACTTGATAATTACCTGATTCGTTTTTTCCATAAGAACTAATTTGTCCAGATAGGTCTTGAACTTGTAATGTTAAAGTATTTATATCTATTAATCTATCAAGTTGATCTTGTGTTAAATTATTATTAATTGCTATTACTCTTATTTCTTCAGTAGATTTAGTAAATCCATCTTCTATTTCAGCAACAGTGCTTTGCACTACTACTTCTTTATCTTGACTTAATATTATATCTTGTTTTTTTATATTCTTTTCATTTACAACATTCCATGAATCTATGTATTTTTCTACACTTGTAATAATACCAGCTCTATCTTCTCTATTAGTATTTACATATACACTAGCATCATCTGTATCGTGATTAGGTTTATCTATATATTTTGTTCCCCATAGTTGATATTGTTTTAAAACTTTAGAAACTTCTGTTTCATAGTTATCTGGTATTCCACCCATTTGTTGTATGTATGCTGTATCTAATGCTTGTGCATTGTTTAAATCCTTAGCTGTTAAACTAATTAATCTTTGTGTTTCAAAACCTAATTCTAATGCTTTATTAAATTCTTCTGGCGTTCCAAATCCTTTTTGTGATGCTAGTTGTGATTGTATACTTGCATCATATGAATTATATAACTTTTCATAATCAGCCATAGTATCTGCCATTTCAGGTAATAAACTTTGTGTCCAGTAATCTTGAAAATCACTAGGTGGTTTAGTCATTATAATTGAATTTCTTTGTGCTATAAAATCTTTATAATTATTTGACCAATTACTAATTTCTAATATAGTTTTTTGTGATTTAGCTTCTTGCCAAATTTGATCTCCATATTCAAATGCAATATTCCCTATAAATTCTTTTGCATAATTTTTAAATCTATTAGGAGCTTCATTAACAAGAGAATCTCTATAGCTATTAGTTGCTTTTGTAAAACCATCAGGATCTTCAAAATGTACTCTTGAAAGATTTAATAATGCTTGTCTACTTTTTAATTTAAAATCTGTTTTCCAAGATACTTCTTCTATATTAGCTTGACGTTCTGCAAATACATCTAATACCTTAGATGCACCTTCAGCTGCTAATCCTAAAGGATTCCCTACATTAGCTGCATCTACTACGCCCATTCTGCTCTGTATAGAGCTTACTGTTGCTTTATTTTGTTTTTCGCCTGATGTTAATGCCATTAATAATCGCTTCCATAACTAGGATCAAAGTTTTCATTTGTTGGTGTTTTATATGTACTTTTAGTATTAGTGCTTGTTGATCCATAATATTTATAATTTCCATAACCATTTACTAAACTAGCTATAGCAGAAGTATAACCACCAAATGTTACTGCTTCCATTCTAGCTTGGTTTTCGAATGCCATTTGTCTATATTTTAAATTAACTGATTTCCCCATAAGTCTGATATCAGCTATATCTTTATTTCTATTTTGTATAATTTGTTTATTCATATTTAGAAAAGACATACTATCATCTGCATATCCAGCTATAGATTGATACGCTAGGTTATTGGCTTTTTCTTTTTCAGAGTACTGCCTTCTTGCATTTTCTTCTTGTGCTGCTGCTAATGCAGCCATTTTTGATTCTGTTTCTAATCTATATTTTTCTCTATTTAATGCAGCTTGTTGTGATTTCATAGATGAAATCGTACCTACAGCTGTAATACCAGCTGATATTAACATTAATGTTGCTGCTATTGCTTGACTACTCATGCGAACTGTATCTCCATTGCTAAACCTAATACCTTTAATGGTAATGGGCTATCTTGCGATATTGTTATTGTTGGTGATTTACTATATCCTAAAAAGGTAAATTCTTTTTTACCACCAGAAGATGATAAATCACTACCTATAGTAAAATCGGCTTGTTGTATTATTAATTCTTTAGAAGTTAAATCAGCAGCTTTCATAGTTACATCTAATCCTCCAGAAATATCTATTATAGCTTTATTAATCCTTCTTGGTTGTCCTGTCAATGGCCCAGTATCAATTTCTTTATCAATAGGCATTGTTTCTAATATCGGTGTAAAGTTATATCCTACTCTAACACCAGTAATTTGAGGAGCATTATTTAGAGTAATTCTGTTATTACTATCTACTGTATAAGAACCTAATGCACCGTTTCCAAAAACAGCTTCTACAACATTAGTTGGTTCATAAATACTATTAACAGTATGAATAAAACCTTTTACTATTGTAATTACAGCATTATTTGTTGGAGTTGCTGCTAAATCTTTATCTAATTGTAATCTATATTCATTACTTCCTAATTGTGTTACAGCTTGAATTGCATATTCAGTAGCATTCCCAGCTATAGTAAATGTTTCAAGAATAGATGGTGCAGTAGTAATTCCATCAATAATTAAACTACTACCAGTTTGACTACCACCTTTGACTAATGGTGTTCCTTTTTGAAATACAGTTGTTGTTGTACTACAGTCTAAAGTTATAGAATCATCATTACCAAATTTTTCTAATAAATATTTAGTTCCTGATGGTAATATTCTTTTAGTAACTACAAATAAAAATTCATTAATAGATGTAATACTGTGAAATTTATCATTTGTTTTAGTATTCCAAATAGTCCAACCAGCTATTTTCTCATCTCTAATACTGTGAAAAATAGCTATTTGACCATTTAAATTAGTTCCACTATTTAAAAAAAAAGCAAATTGCTCTGGTCTTTCTTCGTTACCAGTCATCATTGTAATATCTTTAGGATTATCAATTACTTGAGATGAAAGTACAGAAATACTATTTGATTTATAAGCTTGTTCTAAATCAGAAAAAACGAACTCACGAATTGATTTACCATTTTTAGATGTAAATATTGTAGCACCATCAAAAGGTATTGGTCTTGATCTATTACATCCATAAGGTGTTTGTCTAAGGAATGCTATACTAGCTGGTGTAATAGCACTGTCATTACTTTGAGGAATATAATACTCACCTGAATCTGTAAAAATTTGTAAGTTTCTACCAGATATTAAATGTCTAATTTCGTTTACTGTATCAGCTGTAATGTTTACATTAATAGCTTCATTAGCTAATCCTGTTCCTAAATCAAAACTAAAATACCCACCTATTTCAGAAGCAATAATAACTGAAGGATTATCTCTAACACCACCAAACCAAAGTCTATTATCGTGAAATGTAACTGCTTGTGGAAATCCTCTAACAGTAGATATTAATTGTTCTTGCCAATCAGCATGAGGCCCAGTAGTAACTGTATCTTCTAAAACAGTAACAGTTACTTCAGTAGCACTTGTATATCCAGTTACAAAAACTTGTTTATTATTTACTGTTAAATATGTGTTTACATAACTAGCACTAAAAGCATTAGCACTAGCTGTTAATGTTCTTCCTGTGCCAGTAGCGTGAGCAGATAAAGTAACTGTAATAGCAGTATCTGCATATTTATAAAATGGTTGTAGTGTCTTGTTTGCTCCACCTACACTTACACTATCATCTTCTTCAAATGTATATAAACTAACTGCAAAAGTAGAGGCTGCAGTTCTTTTGATTTGAACTATAGGATTACTTCTATGACAAATAAAAACTGTATCAGCAAACTGAGCATAACTTAATTCAAATAATTGTGCTGTAGTCCAGTTACAGTTTGAAGTAATATTACTAGCTATTGCTGTACCACTAGAGTTATAAACATCTAATCTATTGTTTGATAATGCAAATATAGCTACTTCATCTTCTGCAAATATAAATGGAATTATTCTAGATTCTGCTGGTAATTCTGCTGTAAATTGCGTTGCTGGTCTACGCATAACACCACCTTCATCTAAGAGATACCAGTTCTTACATTGTCTAGCACCTTCAAAGTATGCTTTAGCATCTGTTCTAGCGTTTAATAGAGGATTAAGTTCTCCAGCTGAAAAGTTGGTAAATACTTGTCTGACTTTTCTTGGCATTAGTAATTAACAAGTCCACTTCGACTGCTCCTTCTTTCAGCTATAAATCTAGTAGTATTTAACTTTTTAGTAGTAGTTTCTAGAGATGCTATATTTCTTGCTCTAATAATTTGTCTTTCTGCTTTAGCTTCATAAGCATTAATCATAGATGCATCTCTGCCTAATGATCCACCAAATGCACTAGCT